AAAACTACTAGATTAAACATGGTTAGTGAAGACGAAAACTTATCTGAACTTATAGATAAGAAACGAGTCAAAGACATGCAACGAGAAATTAAAATTTTAGAAAGAGAAAAATCTAAAATGGAAAAAATGTATGAAAAAATGGGCGCTAAGAAAAAAGAAATAGTAGATGAAGAAGAAAAAGTAGATGAAGGTGGATATGGTATGCCTAGCTATGAAGAAGATGATGATAAGCCTTCTATGGAAGAAGAATTAGATAAAGCCCACTGCAATACAGAAGAAGATGATACTGATTCTATGAATGAAGAATTTTTAAGAATGCAAAAATTAGCAGGTGTTATTTCTGAAGAAGAGTATAAAAGTAAATTAAATGAAGAAGTATCTCCCCAAGTTGCAGCAGCTAAAGCACTTAAGGTTGCTGATAAATTAGAAAAAGCTCCTGAGATGGATAAATTAGCTGCTCAAGTAGCTAAAAATCCAAAATTAATGGCTCAGTTAGAAAAAGCAGTTAAAGATGCAGGTGTAAACGTTGAATTAGCTGAAGATGAAAGTGGATTAGATATGGGAGATTTAAAAACAATGGCTGTAAATTTAGCTAAAAAAGGAAAACAGGTAAATGAAGAGGAGGATGCATCAGCAGCTATAGGAGGAGGAATGGCAGCATTTTTTGGAGGTGGAACTTTAGGAGCTTCTATGGGAAGTACAATTGCCGCAGCTATCCCAGCAGCTACTAGTGTATTTGCTGGTCCCGCTTTAGTTGGAGCTTTAGCTGGAGTTGGATTATTTATATTAGCTAGAAAGGCTTATAAAATGGCTAAAGGAGAATAATGGCAAAATAAAAACATACAGACTGATTCATAACCAGTCGCTTTAAAAAATTAATTAGACAGTTGTGGCGTCTCCCTTGGAGATGCCACTTTTTTTTCGTATATTAACCCAAAAAACTCAAATACATAAATGGAAGTAACAGTAATGGTAGGAGCAGGAGTAGCAAACATAAACGCAGCTACTAAGCTTATAGATAATGGATATAAAGGCATAATCAAAATCATAGACATGGGTAAAGACCCACATGAAAGATTACCTGAAGAAGTAATGACAGGAATGTTAGGTGCAGGAGGATGGTCAGATGGTAAATTAACATATCATACTGAAGTAGGAGGTCAATTATCAAAATATTGTGGAGATGAAAAAGCAATGGAATTAATGGATCAAGTCATTAATAATTTCAAACGTTTCCACCCTAAACCAGAAGCTGTACAATGTTCAAATCCCGAAGCAGAACCAGAATTTATAAAGCCATATTTTGGATTAAAATTATTTCCTGTATGGCACGTTGGTACAGATTATTTACACGAAATAGGTAAAAATTGGTATAAATATTTAGTTGATAATGGTGTTCAATTTTATTGGCAATGGAGAGTAACTAAAATAGATTTTAAAACTAGACACATTGATATGACATCTATAGAATACCCACAATCAGATGATGATTGGATATTCTTTGATAAATTAATATTTGGTGTAGGTAAATCAGGTATTGATTTTGGTAAACAATTAGCTGAAAAATACAAACTAAAAACAGAACCTAAAGCTGTACAAATAGGAGTTAGATTTGAAGCACCACAAAAACACTTCCAAAAACTAATTGATATTTCATATGATTTTAAATTATATAGAAGATTTCAAGATAAAGGTGTATCATTAAGATCATTTTGTACTAACAATAATGCAGCTTATGTAGCAGCAGAACACACATATGGAGATGTTAGTTACAATGGTCATGCTAAAAAAGATGAAGCATATCGTAATGATATGACTAATTTTGGTATACTAATGGAAATTAGAGGTATAGATAAGCCATTTGATTGGTCTAGAGAAGCAGTTAAAAAATTACAAATTGATGGTAAGGGTACATTTTATTCACCTAATTCAAATAGAGTACCATCTAAAACATCAGAAGGTGATTATGTAAAAGTAGAAATAGTTAATAGTATGGATTCGTTATATGATGCACTAGGTGATTATGCTTTATATATTGAAGATTTTATTGAGGATATGAAAAAAGTATTCCCAACATTAGGTAATGATTGGGGTATTTACATGCCTGAAGTAAAATATCTAAGCCCAGAACCATTAGTTAACTATGATGATTTAAGTTTAGAAGATTACCCATACATTTATTTTGTAGGTGATGCTTTAAGTGCTAGAGGTATTACAGTATCAGGTGCACAAGGCACATATGTTGCAGAAAGTATATTAAAACCTAAAGTTGAAGAGTATCCTGAATATGCTGAGGGTAATTTGTTTTCTTAATATATTTTTCGTATATTACATCAAAAATAGTTATGGCAAAAGAAAAAATTTACGAGTATAAAAAAATAAAAGTTGGAGGTGCAATCCATCATTTATTTAGAGAACAAGGACAAACCAATTATAAACACCACAATCCAGATGGACCTGCAATTGAACCTGTAGACCCAAATGATAGAAGTGTTACTAAAAAATATTACTTATATGGTTTGGAAAAAACAAAAGAAGAATTTAAGGAATACCAATCAGAAAAAGAAGGCTTACCTTGGTATAAAAATCCATCAATGAAAGCCGTAGCAAGATTTTAATTATGAAGATAGGTTTTTGTGGTACAATGAGTGTAGGTAAAACTACATTAGTAAATCATTTAAAGGAATTATCTGATTTCCAAGATTATACTTTTAGAACAGAACGTTCTAAACATTTAATGTCATTAGGAATCCCATTAAATACAGATTCTACATTAAAAGGTCAAACAGTATTTCTATCAGAACGAGCAGCTGAATTAATGCAAGAAAACATTATAACAGATAGAACAGTTATAGATGTTATGTCATTTGCACAATGTTCAAATTCAATGAACTATGTAGAAAAAGAAAATTTTGTACAATTAGCTTCTTGTTTAATACATGAATACGATTACATATTTTATGTTTCACCTGAAGGGGTAGACATAGAAGATAATGGTATTAGAGAAACAGATGTTAAATACAGACAACTTATAGATAATTCAATTAGATATTTTACTACTAGATATGGTAATAGAATTAAAAATTTAATTCAAATTAAAGGTACCACAGAAGAACGTATCAAAGTTATACAAGAGACACTTTCTCCACAATATGTATAACAAATACTTTACAATGAAAAGATCTGAATTAAAAGAAGCAATCAAAGCAGAAATTACATCTGTATTATCTGAAGAAATGTCTCCAGAAGAAATGGATAGTAAAAGGAATCAAGCTATAAGAGGTGGAGCAAAACCGGGGCCAGTTGCAAAATTAGCAACCATAGGTCTTGAAGGAAAAACTGTAAAAATTAAAGGAAATCAACAAGAATACAAAGTTGAGAAAGTAATGAAAAATGGTGACATTTCAATTTCAAGAGATGGAAAAAATGTTGGAACATATACACCAAATCAATTAGAATTAGCTGAAGGAGATTTAAATGAAGGCAAAAAAGGAGTTGTTATTGATCCTGATCGTATAATGATGAATATCAATCAGTATCAAAGTGGCAATATTGATGGAGATGCTTTAGCTCAAGCCATAGAAGAAATTCTAGTAGCTGCGATGAATAAAAGTGTAACATTTTCTGATATAAGAGAAGCTAAAAGTGCTGCTGATGTAGATAAGGAAGTAAAAGACTTAGAAAGTAAAATGAAAGATAAAGCTAAGGATTTTAAAGCTGCAGAGGGTAAAGCTAAAGATAAAATTAAAGATGAATTAAAGGACATGACAACTAAAAGAAATGACCTTAAGAAAAAAGTAGAAGATCTTAAAAAGAAAGAAGAAGAAAAAATTGCTAATAAAGGTAGAGATCAAGAATTAGATGCATAATTTTGAAAAATCTCCTTAAAGATATAAAATTAGTTTTCATACTTGTTCTTGCAGTTGCCCTAATTTTAAGTTTTCTATTCCAACCTGCAACACAAATAGAAACATACGAATCTGAAATAAATTCTTTAAAACAACAGAATAAAAGACTATTACTATCAAATGATAGTATAAACAAAATTAACCAAAAGTTACAAGAAGAAATTACAGTAATGCTATACGCAATAGATAGCACAAAAGTTATATTAAAACAAACCGAAGAAAAACTTTCGGATTTAGAAAAGAAAAGAAATGAAATATCTACTATCGTTACTAATATGGATAGCGATGATATTACCAATACATTCTCAGACTATCTCAAGAGGAGAGATAAAAGAAACCATTAATAGCAATGGTGATACTTTGGTAATTATGCATCTTGAAGACGCTAGAATCATTTTAAATGATTTACTAGAGTATGAAATAGCCGATAGTTTACTAACTGTTTATAAAGAACAAGACTCTTTAAGTAAAGAAACAATCACACTCCAAAAAGACATTATATTTAAACTAGTTGAAAAATCAGATAACCAACAAGTTCAAATTGACAATTTTCAAACTATTCTAGATCATAAAAATGAAGAAATAGAATTGAAAGAAGATATTATTAAACAACAAAAAAAAGAAATACGAAAACAAAAGTTTTTTAAGTTGATGGGGTTCACAGGATCCATTATATTACCCATACTTACACTAATAGCGTTAGCATAAATGAGTGATATTAAAAAGGTTATAAGACAAGAATACTTAAGGTGTGCTTCAGATCCAGTACATTTTATGAAAAAATACTGTTTTATACAGCATCCCCAAAGAGGTAGAATCCAATTTTCACTATTC